CGGTGGTTAAAGAATCTCGTGCATACCAGTACGCATCATGGTGTGCCGAGGAGCAGGACGGGAAGGTGCCGAAATACGTCAAAAAGCAGGCAAAGGCATGGCTGAGGATTGCGGACGGAGAAGATCAGGAGGCATACGTATGCGAGAAGACGCTGGAAAAGATCATGAAGCTGCTGAGCATCATGATCCATCCGGATCTCAGGTGCAGGATCTCCGAAGGACTGGAAGAATATGCGTGGCTGTTTATCGTTGCAGTCATGTGCACGAAGGAACGCAGGGAAGATGGAAAGGAGATCAGGTTCTACGAGACAGGAGTGCTTGAGATTGCGAGAAAGAATTTTAAGACCTTCAACTCTGCGATCATATTCATCCTGCTGATGCTGACAGAGCCACCGTTCTCACGATTTTTCTCAGTTGCCCCGGATCTGGCACTATCTTCGGAGCTGAAAAACGCAATCAGGAAGATCATAAAGGTTTCGCCTGCGCTTTACGATGAAGTGGATCCGGCATTCAAAATCCTGCGAAGCCAGATCCTGTGCAACCTGAATGATTCAGAGTACACTCCGCTGGCATATAGTCAGGACGGCATGGACGGAAAACTGGCCAACGCATTCCTGGCAGATGAAGCAGGTGCGCTAGATGATTACCCGGTTGAGGCAATGAGGTCTTCGCAGATCACATTGCTGAACAAGCTGGGTATCATCATCTCAACACAGTATCCAAATGACGACAATGTCATGATTGACGAGATCGACATTTCAAAAAAGACACTGGACGGGCTACTGGACGGGGAGCGCAGGTTCAGCTTGCTGTATGAACCGGACGATGAACTGCAGCAGGGAGACGGATGGCAGAAAAACGATAATGTGATCTACCAGGCGAATCCGGTATGCGTAGCGCATGAATATGTCATGCAGGCGATCATGAAGAAGCGGGCGGTCGCAGTCCTGTATGAGAATAAGCGGGAGAATTTCCTTTGCAAGCATTGCAACATCAAGTACAAGGGACTTGGAACGTCGGGATATGTAGATATCCAGAAGGTCAAATTATGTGCCAGAGACAGGGATGATGCATGGTGGAAAGGGAAAAGAGTATGGGCCGGGCTAGATCTGTCGCAGACGGATGATAATACGGCAGTTGCGATGGTAGCGGAAGAAAACGGAGAGCTGTATGCGCGCGTGATGTGCTTTTTACCGGAGGACAAGATGGACTATAAGCGCATCAAGGAAAAACTGGACTATGAGAGACTTGCGAGGGACGGAGAATGCGTTCCGTGCGGTGATGATGTCATCGATTATTCGGTGGTGGAGCAGTATGTTATGACACTCGAAGAAACATTCGGAGTCGAGGTCATGCAGGTCGGATACGACAGATACAACGCGATATCAACGATCCAAAAGCTGGAGGAAGCAGGGATAGAGTGTGTTGAGATCAAGCAGCACAGCTCAGTGCTTCACCCGGCGACAAAGCTTCTGAAAGAGATGATCCTGTCAGGCACATTCCATTACGACAGGAGCAGGCTTCTGGAAATCAATTTCCAAAACGCAAGATGTACGGAAGACACGAATCTGAATAAATATGTGAACAAGAAAAAATCGGCGGGAAAGGTCGATATGGTTGTTGCACTGATCAACGCGGTCCATCTGATCCAACAGGAAATGCTGTTTGGTGATGATGGATTTGTTGTACAGGTGGGATAAGGAGACGGTAATATGTGGTGGCCATTTAAGAAACGGCAGGAAATAAGGGCAGATACCTGGGCGGACATAGACGACAGCACGAAGGAGGGACGGCTCCTGAGGGCGATACTGACAGGCGAATCGGTCATGAGCGTGGAGCAGGCGATGCAGATACCTGCGGTGGCTGCGTGCGTGAATCTGATATGCAATACGATTGCAATGATCCCGTTTAAGCTTTACGAGATCAAGGATGACATGCAGCTTAGGGAAGTGACTGACGATAAAAGGGTGAGGATCATAAACGCAGACACAGGGGATACACTGGATGCGGTGCAGATGAAGAAAGCCCTTGTGAAAGATTACCTGCTTGACAAAGGCGGGTACGCCTATATCGAAAGGCGCGGGAACAAGACGGTATCTCTGCGGTATGTAAGGCCGGGGCATGTTTCGTTTACGGATAATGCGGATCCGATATTCAAGGATTACAACATTCTGGTAAACGGAAATACGTTCCGGCCGTATGAATTCCTGAAGATCCTGAGAAACACAGAAGATGGACATAAGGGAAAGGGGATAACGGAAGATAATTCCCAGCAGATTGCGCTTGCATGGAACACGCTCAAGTACCAGTCAAAGCTGATGGCAACAGGAGGCGCGAAAAAAGGATTCATCAAATCCTCAAAGCGGCTGACAGACCAGGCAATCAAGGCACTTAAGGACGCATGGAGGAGGCTTTTCACGAACGGTTCTGAGAATGTGATCATCCTGAATGAGGGCGCAGAATTCCAGGAAAGTTCGGAAACATCTGTAGAAATGCAGATCAATGAAAGCGTAAACACGAGCGGAAAACAGATCTGCCAGATCTTTGGAGTACCGGCGCAAATGATAAACAGGGAAGTGGGAACGGCATCGGAAGAAGATAGACTGATGTTTATCCAGTATTGCGTGCAGCCGATCCTTACGGAGTTTGAAAATGCACTGAACCGGGACTTTTTGCTGGAAAAAGAGAAGGACAGCTACAAATGGGCGGCAGACACATCAGAACTGACGAAAGCGGATATCCTGAAACGCTATCAGGCGTATGAGGTGGCGTGTAAGAACGGATTCATGCAGGTTGACGAGGTGAGATTCCGGGAAAACATGCAGCCGCTTGGTCTCGATTTCGTGAAGCTTGGGCTTCAGGATGTGCTGTATTATCCGGAGAAGAAACAGATCTTTGTGCCGAACATGAATGCGGCGAGTGATGTGGAGCAGGCGATGAAGGCGCAGAACGGAACTGCCGAGAATGAAAATACAGAGGAAGGAGGGGGGAACGGATGAGAATAGAAATAAGAGCTGACTCGGTAACGATTGACGGGTATGTCAATGCCGTAGGACGGGATTCGAGAGTTATGCGCAGGCGCGACACAGGGGAACGGTTTATAGAACAGATCGTCCCGGGTGCATTTCAAAGAGCGCTCACGCGAAACGAGGTGGAGCTGCTCCTGAATCACGACAGTGAAAGGAAACTGGGTTCGACAGAAACAAATCTTGAACTGTATGAGGACTCGATCGGACTCAGGGCGCATGCCGTGATTACGGATCCGGAAGTGATACAGAAGGCAAGGGACAGGAAGCTCAGAGGATGGTCGTTTGGATTCCGCGAGGCGGAAGCCTCAGAGGAAGACCTGGCAAACGGTATGAAGCGACGGTATGTGGAAGACTTGAAGCTGGAAGAGGTTTCGATCATCGACAACAGGAAAATACCGTGTTACGAGGGAACGTCGATCGAGGCACGGGCAGAAGAACTATTAAAGCCGGACATGCTTGAGACGAGGGCAGAATATGTCGAGGAAAAAGAGCAGAAACCGGCAGACAACAGCAAATACTGGGAGCGCATCAATGCGCTGGAAAGGAAATGAAGATGAAAAGAAAGAATGTAGCAGTAAAGAACGAGATGCAGTACAGGGCAGAGAACATGAAGTCCCTGCAGGAGCAGAGAAACGATGCGGTTCAGGCAATGAAAGACCTGACGGGGAAGGCTGATCAGGAGCAGAGAGCCATGAGCGAAGAGGAGACAAAGGAGTTTGACAAGCTGGATAAGCAGGTGAAGGAGATTGACGCATCCATGGAACGCATGGAGCGCGCACGCACAATGCAGCTGAATGTGATCTCCAACACGAAAAAAGAGGAGCTGACACAGGAGCAGAAGGAAGAAAGAGCATTCGAGAACTTCCTTCGGAATGTGGTAGAGGAGAGAGCAGACGTCGATATGACAAAGGGCGACAACGGAGCAGTTATTCCTGCTACGATCGCAAATAAGATCATCAAGAAAGTACACGAGATTTCTCCGCTTTATTCCATGGCTACGAAGTACAACGTGAAAGGTACGCTGACCATCCCGTTCTACCCGGCAACGAATGCAGAGGGGACTACACCTGATATTGCCATGGCATACGCAACGGAGTTTACCGAGCTTGAGTCAACCTCCGGTGCATTCAGCAGCATTTCACTCACCGGATTCCTTGCAGGCGCGCTGACGAAGATTTCAAAATCTTTAATCAACAATTCCCAGTTTGACATTGTCAGCTTCGTTGTAAATGAGATGGCAGAGACCATCAGCAGATGGGTGGAGAGACAGATCATCCATGGAACTGAAAACAAGGTTACGGGCATTGTAGCAGGAATTACGCAGACCGTAACAGCAGCAGCTACATCTGAAATCACTTCAGACGAGCTTATCAGCCTGCAGGAGTCGATCCCGGATGTATTCCAGAACGGTGCATGCTGGATCATGAGCAGAGCAACCAGAACGTCACTCAGAAAGCTGAAGGACGGAGAGGGAAGATACATCCTCAATCAGGATGCAACTACAAAGTGGGGATATACCCTGTTTGGAAAGCCGATCTATGTATCCGAGAACATGGATAATATGGGAGCGAGCAAGACGGCGATCCTCTACGGCGATATGTCAGGCCTTGCGGTAAAGCTTTCTGAGGCAATGGAGATCCAGGTGCTCCGCGAGAAATACGCAACCCAGCACGCAGTCGGTGTCGTAGCATGGATGGAGTTCGACGCTAAGGTTGAGAACGCACAGAAGCTTGCTAAGATTGTAATGCATGCTTAAGGAGGTGCTGCATGAAGGTATCTGAAATCACGCTGGATACCATATGCGAGCACTGCAGGATAGATCAGGACGATCTCACGGACAGTGAGACTGCCCTGGTCACAGCCATGAAGACAGCAGCTGTACAATACTGCGCAGGTCAGACAGGGATGACGGCAGAAAAGCTGGATGAGCACGAAGATATCACAATTGCAGTGCTATGCCTGATATCGGATATGTACGACAACAGGCAGATGTATGTGGATAAGAGGTTTGCAAACAGGACCGTTGACACGATACTGGGGATGCACTGCATGATACTGGTAGAGGGCACGGAAAATGGCGATTAACTGCGGAAGACTGAAGAAGCATGTGGAGATATGGCGCTATGTATCGAGAGAAAACTCGATGGGCTCCACGGTAAACAAACTGGAAAAGATCAAAACGGTATATGCAGAGATCAGGCCGGTGAGAGGCACGGAATACACAGAGTATTACAAAGAGATGCATGAGATGTCAGTGAAGATCACGATGCGCTACAGGGCGGATCTGAAGCTGACGGACGTGCTTGTCTATCACGGGCAGCAGTATGAAATCAAGTCGATCATCAATCCGGAGATGGCAAACTATATTCTGGAAGTTATGTGCACGGAAAGGCACGAGAAGAATAAACCGGAGGATTTGTGATATGGGCAGCCATACCGTAAACATTGACTTTCATGGGCTTGATAAGGACATTGAGGATGTCATTTCAAAGTATCCGGATGAAACAGCGTCTTTTATGAGAAAATCCGCAAATAAGTGGAAAAAAGACGCAAATACAAACGGATACGGAAAATATACAGGCGGAAAGAAACCAATACCGAAGTCATGGAAGACGGAAAAGGAAGAGAACATATTGCACCAGGCAACGTCGATACAGGTGAAAAACACGGCAAGGCATTTTCACCTTGTAGAAAACGGACATGTGAAATGGATCCGCGGAAGGAATACCGGAGGTTTCGTGCCGGGAAAACACTATGCGGAGAAGACACGCGAGGAGTGGAGAGAGAAGTTCCCGGATCTTGTGGATGATTTTGTGGATAACATGCTGAAAGGACACGGACTATGATGATTTCGATCACTGAACTGAAAAAATCCTGCAATGCCGTCCTGAAAAGGCTTTATCCGGGCATGAAGATCTATGGGGCGGACAGCACGAACGGATTAGTGAGGCCGTCTTTCTATACGGAAATCGTGCCGTATAGCACGAACCGGGAGACAAGAAACTATGCAAAGCAGTCGGCGGGCTATAAGGTAACGATGCTGGAGCAGGTACCGGATGAGGAAACACAGCTTGCGCTTTTTGACTGGATGAGAGAAGCATTCGGAATGAAGCTGGCAGTGGGGAGCAGAAAAATCAACGTAACCGGCATTGAATTTGATTACACAGGAAAGAACAACGATGTATTTCAGGTCACGGTAAGGTTTGAGTGGTATGACAACACGAGAACCGCAGACACGCATGATCTGATGCAGGAAGTAACAATGAACACAGAAATGAAGGGAGAATAACTGATGGGAGCACCTACAGTAACAATTATATTCCTGGAAAAGGCAGCATCTGCGATTGAGAGATCCGAGAGAGGAATTGTTGCACTCGGACTCAGAGATACAGCCACGGTGGCAGGAAGCCATGTGGTGTACAGCGTAGATGACATTCCGAATGGACTGAGTGCGGATAACAAGCAGTTCGTAAAAGACGCACTGGTTGGATACCAGAAAGCACCAAAGAAGGTACTGGTTTATGTGATGGATACGGCAGGAACGGTAGATACCGAGTATACGAAGCTTCTGACCTATCTGGCTACAGAGAGATTC